ATCCAGTAGCTCCTGTATCAGCAGCAGACATGTACAGAAGACCACAATACATAACCAAAAGTCTTTTTAGTGAGTATTTTAAATAATGAGTACAACATATTTAACAATAGTTAACCACGTTCTTAGACGTTTGCGTGAGGACGAAATAACAAATATTGCAGACACTACTTATTCTAAAATGGTAGGGGACTTTGTTAACGACGCTAAAAAGGAAGTACAAAATGCACATGATTGGTCTGCATTAAGAAGCGTAGTAACAGTTAGTACTTCCTCAGGAACTAGTGAATACTCCATAACAGGCAGTAAGGAAGACCCTAAAATAATAAGTGCTATTAACGACACACAAAATTTGTTTTTGACTTATCAAACTCCTGTGTGGATGGACAACGCTTATTTTAATACTGACGCTCCTAGCGGTGCACCTGATACTTATACGTTTAATGGTATTGATTCCAATGGTGACGTTAAGATTAAACTGTATCCTACACCGGACGCAACGTACTCACTTAGGTTTAACTTAGTTATTAGGCCAGCGGAGTTGTCAGCTAACACGGACGAAGTAACAATACCTTATCTTCCTATAGTTCATCAAACTATTGCTCTGTTAGCTAGAGAGCGTGGAGAAACTGGCGGTACTTCTTCAGCGGAGTACTTTGCAATAGCAAACAAATATTTATCGGACGCAATAGCACATGACGCTTACCAGCATCCGGAAGAATTTACTTATACTGTAGTATAATGGCACAACAACTACAAAACATACATATTGGTGCACCGGGATTTAAAGGGTTAAACACTCAGGATTCTCCGGTAAACATAGACCCTGCATTTGCTTCCGTAGCTGAAAATGCAGTAGTAGACAACTACGGTAGAATAGGTTCAAGAAAAGGAATTAATAAACTTACTAGTGACGCAACGGCTTTAGGAAGTAGTGACGGAGCGGAATCAATAGGTGAGTTTGTTGCTTTAGATGGAGATACTAAAATATACTCCGCAGGTAACAATAAAATATTTAGTGGAACTTCCACATTAACTGACGAAACTCCCGGCAGCTACACTATATCAGCTAACAACTGGAAAATGGTTAATTTTAATAACCACATGTATTTTTTCCAAAGAGCGCATGAACCGTTAATTTATGAGGACGGTGGTACATTACAGAAAATGTCCGCGCATGCTGGAGCGTCAGGCACACCACCACAAGCTAACGAAGCATTAGCAGCTTTTGGTAGAATGTGGGTTGCAGACTTTACTGGAGATAAAAATACATTACAGTTTTCAGATTCTTTGGACGGTACGGATTGGAACTCAGGTTCTTCTGGGTCATTAAACGTAAGAACTGTTTGGCCTACTGGCTACGACGAAATAACTGCTCTAGCTGCCTACAATGGTAGATTAGTTATATTTGGTAAGAATTCTATTTTATTGTACAGCGGAGCTAGTACTCCTTCCAGCATGGCTTTGGAAGACACAATAACTAACGTAGGTTGTATAGCTAGAGACTCAGTACAGGACATTGGTACTGACTTAATTTTTCTTTCCTCTACAGGAGTTAGAAGTTTAGGTAGAACAATACAAGAAAAATCAGCCCCTATGAGAGACATTTCCAAGAATGTTAGGGACGATTTAATGACTTTGGCTAACATAGAAACTGGAAACATTAAGTCAGTTTACAGCCCTGAGGAAGCTTTTTATTTATTGTTTTTTCCTTCTAACTCTACTGTCTATTGTTTTGACATGAGGACACCTTTAGAGGACGGATCACATAGAGCAACTACTTGGCCGGGAACTAAACTATTGTCAGCTATTAGAGCCAGTGATGGAACTTTGTACATAGGTAACAAAGTAGGTGTAAACAAGTATCATAACTTTTTGGACGATACTAGTACTTACTTAATGAGGTACTACACTAATCCAATGTCATTTGGTGACGCTTCTAGGTTAAAGATACTAAAAGAAATATCTTTTAAAATTATTGGAGGTTCTGAAAACCAAGTAGTTTTAAACTGGGGCTATGACTACACTGAAGGGTACAGAAAACAAGCATTAACGGTAGACGCTACTAATATTGCTGAATATGGAGTAGCTGAATACAACGTCAGTACTTCAGAATATAGTTCTAATATTGGAGTAGACACGTTAAAAGTAAAACCAACAGGAACAGGATCAGTTGTTACAATAGGCATGGACGCAACAATTAACGCAAACGGTATGTCCATACAGGAACTTAATACCGAAGCTTTGATAGGTAGATTAATATGACGGACTATACAAAAACTACTAACTTTACCGCAAAAGATTCATTGCCTTCTGGTAATGCTAATAAAATTGTTAAAGGGTCAGAGATTGACGACGAATTTGATAATATTGCTACTTCGGTAGCAACTAAGTCAAACATAGCTTCTCCTACTTTTACTGGTACAGTTACTGGCCCTACTATTGTAGCTACGACTGCATTTGTTCCTGACGCTGCTGACGGTGCAGCCTTAGGTACTACTTCCCTAGAATTTAGCGATCTTTTCCTAGCTGACGGTTCCATTATTTATTTTGGTGCAGACCAAGACACAACTATTACCCACGTTGCTGACACAGGCTTATTAATTAATTCAACCAGACAACTACAGTTTGGTGACTCAGGTACTTACATACATCAAAGCGCAGACGGTGTACTTGATCTTGTATCGGACACTGAAATAGAAATAAACGCTACTACCATAGACATGAATGGCAATTTAGATTTGTCAGGAACTCTTACAATGGGTAGTGCTGCAATTTCAGAAGCTGACATAGAACAAATAGACGATTTAACTGCTGGTACAGTTACAGCTAGTAAAGCAGTAGTTGTAGACAGTAATAAAGACATTGGTAGTTTTAGAAACATTACATTAACAGGTGAGCTAGACGCAGCCACACTGGACATAAGTGGTAATGCAGACATAGACGGAACACTTGAAGCTGACGCAATAACTGTAGACGGCACAGCTTTAAGTGAATACATAGCTGATACAGTTGGAGCTATGGTTAGTTCTAACACAGAAACAAATATTACAGTTACATACGAAGACGGTGACAATACTTTAGACTTTGTAATTGGAACGCTTAATCAGGACACTACAGGAACAGCAGATAATATTACAGTTTCTGCAAACAATAGTACAGATGAGACTGTATATCCTATTTTTGTGGACGGAGCAACAGGTTCTCAAGGAGCAGAAAGTGACACAGGGTTAACCTATAATCCTAGTTCTGGTAACTTAACAATAGGTGGTCAGCTTGCTGCTGCAACTTTAGACATATCTGGAAATGTAGATGTTGATGGAACTTTAGAAGCAGACGCTATTACTGTTGATGGAGTTACTTTAGCAGAAACTATTGCAGATACTGTAGGAGCTATGGTTAGCTCAAATACAGAAAGCGGTATTACAGTAGCATACGATGACTCAGACAATACATTAGACTTTACAGTAGGTACTCTTAACCAAGATACTACAGGTACAGCGGATAACTTTACAGTCTCCGCAAATAATTCAACTGATGAAACAGTATACCCTGTATTCGTAGACGGAGCTACAGGCTCACAGGGAGCGGAAACAGACACAGGGCTTACTTATAACCCCTCTACAGGTCTTTTGACTGCTACAGGCTTCTCAGGCAATCTCACAGGTACATTACAAACTGCTGCACAGCCAAACATTACAAGCTTAGGAACTCTTACTGCACTAACAGGTGGAACAGGAGACTTTAATTGGGATTCAAATACATTAGTAGTTGATTCATCTGAAAATAGAGTAGGTATTCTAAATGCTTCTCCTGATGTCTCTCTTGACATTGGAAGTGCTACAGATGCTGTACACGTACCTGTAGGTACAACAGCACAGAGGCCCACAGGAGCCGCAGGATACTTTAGGTACAATAGTACTACTGGTCAATTTGAAGGGTACACAGATTCTTGGGGAGCTATTGGTGGTGGAGGTGGTTCTGCACCTGTAATTGATACGATGACAGGAGATAACTCAGACACAACTCTTGCTTTAAGTTCTGCTCCTTTAAATGAAAATGCTACTTTTGTGACGTTCGATGGAGTTATGCAGCACAAGTCAACTTACTCTGTTTCTGGCTCTACTTTAACATTTAGCACAGCACCTCCCACTGGTGTTGCGGTTGAATGTATAACTTTAGTTTCAACCTCTAGCACTACTGCTAATCAGCTACTTGATGCTGACAGTGATACTAAGATACAGGTAGAAGAGTCCAGCGATGAAGACAAGATACGCTTTGATATTGCTGGTACTGAGCGGTTGGTTATTGACTCCGCTGGTAAGTTACTTCATGGAACTTCAACTGTCCCCACAGGAGTTCTTTTAGGCAATCAACTTGTAAGCAGCAGCGCAACTGGTTCTGAAATTATTGCTTTTAGAGCAGATACTTCAGTCGCAGTAAACGATAAAACTGGTGCATTTCTAATTGGAAACTCAGACACCGATGGAACGGAAGATCACTTTGTCGGTCTGTGGGGCAAAGTGTCCTCTACAAACGGTTCTCAGGATCTTCACTTTGCCGCTGGTCGTTCTGGCTATGAGGGTGATACGCCTAATATGACGTTGGACAGCGGTGGCCAATTAGGCATCGGCATAGATCCAGCCGCAAAGCTTCATGTTTATGGTACTAGTGCTGAAACACTAAGACTTGAAGGTGATGATGAGTTTGCCTATCTGTCTTTTAGAGGCACTGTTTCAAGTAGTGCTACTGCTTTAGGTTTAATTGGTTACGCCAATCAAAGCGGAACCGCTGCTGATTTAAATATTGAAAACACTCAAAACGGTGCAATGACTTTTGCAACCAATGACACAATCAGAATGACTATTGATAATTCTGGCCACGTTACTATGCCAGCACAATCTAGTGTTGGTGTTCAATTAAGTGACCAAAATAATATGGCTACTAATGCCACAACATTAGATTTTGATACTGTGAGATTCGACCAAAATGGTGATTTCAACACAGGCACTAATACTTTTAGTGCTCCTGTAACTGGAAGATATTTAGTTTGTGTCAATTTATATATGAAAGATATTGATAATGCGGCAGGTTATTACCAGCTTTATATCGTATCTACTAATAAAACATACTATTCAATTTTTGATCCAAATTTAAGTGCAGATGCAGATTATTGGGATATGCAATGGTCAGCAGTGATAGACATGGATGCTGGGGACACTGTTTATTTTCAAATGAATCAATCAGGTGGATCACAACAAACTGACTTTGATGGTCAGTCTTACGCATCAATTTCATTATTACACTAAAGGCGAAATAACCTATCTTAAAGGAGATAAAACATGGCAGATTTAAAAGTAGAAATAACAGTGAACGACACAATGCAAGCAATCATGAACAATGATTTGTTAGACATTAAAACATGGATAGAGGATGCAGTAACTGGCAAACAAAATAATTGCTGGAAGCGTATGCAAACAGAATGGACTACCAAGCTAATGAATGACGATAGCTTTACAGATCCTATCCCAAGCAACCAAGCAGACTTTGTAACCTTGGTAACTGGCAGAGATGATTATAAAACACGCAAAGAGCGTGACGAGGCTGAGGGCCTTTAACAGGGAGAAAACATAAATGGCAATAACTAAAATCTCACCAAGCGTAGTAGACTTTGATGCTGGTATAACTATTAGCACAGCAGATAACACAACTCAGTTAACTTTAAAAAGCACTGACGCTGATGCAAATACTGGCCCTGTTTTAAATTTACAAAGAGATTCAGGTTCTCCAGCAGATAATGATTATATTGGAAATATTAAACTTCAAGCAGACAATGATGCTGGTGAAGTTTTAGACCATGTTTCAATACTAGGACAAATTGTTGATGCCTCAGACGGTACTGAAGATGCTAAGTTAACCACCTATGTTTTAACTGCTGGAACAGTTAGAAACGCATTAGAAATTAATCCAACTGAAATTGTTATTAATGAAGATAGTATAGATAGGGATTTCCGTGTTGAGTCTGATGGCAATGCTAATATGCTTGTTGTAGATGCAGGAAAAAACGCTGTAGGTATTGGAGGTTCTCCTCAAGATTTTTATACTGGCTATGCTCAATTAAGTATAGGAGGATTAGCTGGTTTTGCCGCTGAAACAGCCAGTTCAGCAGGAAGATCATTACACATATCACAAAATGCTCACCTTGATACAGACGGTTCTTGGGAAGCAATAGCAACAGATGAAGCTTCTAATTATTATCAGCATAATGGAGCGCACGTTTTTAGATCCGCAGCAGCCACAACTGGCGGCACTGATATTGCGTGGACTACAGCGGGACAATTTAATACTAATGGTCTTTGTTTTGGAACAGACACCGCAGCAGCCAACGCCCTTGATGACTATGAAGAAGGCTCATTTACCATAGGTATAGATGGTGGTACAATCGCGGCTGGAAACACTACTGCCTACTACGTCAAAGTAGGACAGATGGTTTGGTGGTATTGGTACTCAGGAGGACTAACAATTAATTCTGCTTCTGGCAACGCTACATTAACGCAGCTACCTTTTACTTCAAATAGCACTGGATATACATTGTTTCATTATGTTCATGGTAATGCGGTAGATGGTAATAGTAGAGGTGGATATGTAAATGTTAGTAATACAAATGCAGTTTTTGTAGATGATGGAGCCGTTTCTCTTGCTACTTATAACGGTGGCAGTCTTCAGTACATAATGGTTATGGGAATGTTAACTACAGATTCATAAAACTTTCAAACTTATGTCTACTGGACGGTAGGCACAGACACAAAAGGAGAAAACTATGGCTTTAGAAAAAACAACAAGAGAAGATAAAATTGAGCTTCTTGCAGTACAAACTTGGACAAACATTCAGGTGCGTACAGCAACGATTGTAACTGACGATGGAGTCGAATTGTCTCGAAATTTTCATAGACACGTTCTTGATCCAAATTCAGATGTCAGCGGCCAAACTGATGAGGTAAAGAAGCTGGCTGAGATTTATTTTACTGACGAGGCCAAGGCAGCACACAAAGCTTTTGTTGATGCTCAAGCAGGAGGACTAGGATAAATGTCATTAGATACTGAAGCAGTTAAGTCAGGGGTGGACGTATTAGCAGTCTCTACTACTGCTTCAGCGTTAATGGGATGGTTGCCTCCTTTGGCAGCTTTAGCAACATTAGTATGGACTTGTATCCGTATATATGAAACACAAACTATAAGGAGTTTTTTGAAAAAAGATGAAAATGAGGATAATACTTAGTTTACTTTTAGCATTGTTTATAATTGGCTGTGCTACGACAGTTGAACCTTTAAATTATTTTCAGCATCCTTTGGAAGAAGAACGGTTTAAAATACACAAGGAATGTTTAGTCAATCCTGATTACTTTGGTTATACAATGAGCAGAATAGAATATAGTTTTTTTAGATCAAATGGTTTTGAAATCAGACCTACACCGGGAAGTTATTGCTACACAGTTAGCAGGGAACTGGTGTTTGGGAATAAGGTAGGATAGAAAAATGGGATTTTTAACTGATAAATTAGGACTACCAGAAGGTGTATCTGACTTTCTTGGGGGTTTGTTTGAAACAGGAGCTAACTACGCTGCTGCTCAAGACGTTATGGACCGTTTGTCTAAAGTTGGTGGTACATTAGCTGAAGGTTTTCCTAAAATTGGTGAAGAAGCTTTTGAAAAATCTCAGTTTAAACCATTTACTATTACCAGTGGAACAGGAACTACAAGTGCACTAGTTGATCCGGAAACTGGAGAATTTAGTGGCGTTAGTAATACTTTAAGTGGACCAGCAGCAGCACAAACAACAGGAGTGCAAAACATTCTTTCAGGAATGTTAGGATCAGGTTATAGTGCAGATCCTACAGGCGGCATGGCTGGAACTATTGGAAGCCAAGCATTTGGTGGTGTTGGTAATTTGTTAAGTTCAGTAACAGGGGACAGAGGAACTAGAGAACAACAAATATACGATCGCATAAGAGCTACACAGACTCCTGAAGAAAACAGACAAAGACAACTGCTTAACGATCAGTTGTTAAGCCAAGGTAGATTAGGGTTGTCTACAGCAATGTTTGGAGGTTCCCCTGAACAGTTTGCACAGGAAAAAGCTAGAGCGGAAGCAATGAACCAAGCTTCTTTGGCTGCTATGAGTCAAGCAGGACAGGAAAGAGCGCAAGACTTAGCTACAGCTACAGGGTTGTTTGGGTTAGGTGCACAAGGTTCTCAATTACCTTTACAACTACAAGGTATGCAAGGTCAGAATTTAGCTCAGATGATGGGTTTACAGTACATGCCTGAACAAATGATGTTGGAACAGCTTGGAGCAGGAACTAACTTAGCTTCAATAGCAGACATGGGTAGACGTTATGGTGCTGGTTTGTTTGATGAATCAGCAGGTGCAGGTCTTGAAGGATTAATGAATACTGAACTAGCTAAAGCTGATTTCTTAAAATCTATTTACGCTAACGCTCTTGGTGGAGGCGGTACTGAAAGTGGTGGTAGTTGGTTTGGTGATATAATTAGTGGTATATTTGGCGAGGATTAAAACAAATGGCTAAATTAAGTTCTTCAACATTGGAAGCCATAAGAAACTTTGGCAAAGAAGGAATGTTAACTGGATCTGGGCAAGGAATGGCTCCAGTTACTCCTGCACAACAGTTTGGTAGTGGTGCTGGTAGAGGCATTAAAAAAATGCTTGGTGCTGTAATGCCGGGAGCGGACTTTAGAAGTGATTTTGAAGTTTACAAAGATAATCTTAAATCTGCTACTGGAACAAGAGAAATATTAGTTGTTCAAAGAGATTATGCCAGATCCAGAGGAGACACCGCTGGAGCTTTAGAAGCTCAAATAAAAATTGATGCTTTGGATGAACAACGAAAAACTAAAGTAGCTGAACAAACTAGAGATCAATCTTTAAGAACTTCTTTAATTGAAAGAAATAAAGCAATAGGTGGCCCAAAAGAAAGAAACGACAGTATAGCCAACGCTACAGGAGAAATGTTAGTAGACATACGTAAGGAAATAAGAGCGGAAGAAATTGCAGCTATTGCTAAAAATGAAGGAAAAGCAGGAAGGATTGCTTTAGGAAGGCAAGCTGGACTAACAAAAGAACAGGTTAAACAATACAGTAATTTAGATGACGACACATTTGCTAAAGTTTTATCCGGAGAAGAAGCAGATTCAGTAGCTTATCAAGACGCTCAAGGAAAAGTAGAAATTTACAGAGAAAATAAATATGGAATGATTGCGGATACAAATGCTGACGGTGTTACAACATGGATAGAACCTAAAGAAAAAAATTTAGTGGAAGCTCCTACAGTTACTGAAACATACAATAATGCAAACGATTTAACTTCTCAACTAACAAAACAATCTGTAACTGAATTTAGTGAGTTAACAAAACAAGCTAGACAAGCAGTAGAAACATTAGTGCTTAACGAAAAAGGTAGAGAACTTTTAGCTTCCAATGAGTTTGATATTGTAGGTGGTCCTTTAGCTGATTTAAAATCAAACCTTTTATTATTGGCTGAGTCATTTGGAGCTACCGGTTCAGCTATAGAAAGTACTGAAAATATTCAAGCATTTATGGCTACTAGAGTAAGAGAAATTGGAAACCAAATACAAATGTTTGGTGCAGGTACAGGTCTTTCGGATAAAGACGCTGCGTTAGCTGCAAAAGCCGCAGCAGGAGAAATGGGATTAACTGTAGAAAATCTTAAAAGATTAATGGAAATTGGAGACGAAGCTGCTAAAAGAAAAATAGAAGTTCATAAAAAAGTATATGATTCATATGCCAAAGAAGGAGTCGGAGGACAGGCTTTAATAACTTTTAAAGTAGATTCTGTTGTTCCTACACAATTATCTGAAAGAGCACAAAAATATTTACAATGAATTACACTAAAGAACAATTTATTGACGCTATAAACAAAGCTAATACTGCTGGAGATATAAGTGCAGCTAACGAGTTGGCTGACGAATTAGAAAGACTTTATCCCCCATCATCTTCTGTAACTCCTGTTCCAGACCCTGCTGCTAATTTAGAACCACAAAGCACTTTACTCCAACGAAGTGGAGATGTTCTTGAAAGCAGAACAAGCAGTATTCGAGAAACTTTAGAAAGGCCTAGTTTTGGTATAGAAGACGATAAATTATCGTTAAGTGCAAAACTAATTAGAGTAACTGGTGACATAGTTGGGGGAGCAGGAGAAATAGCAGGAGATGCAATACTTACTGGTCTAGAAGCAATTACTCCTGACGCTATGGTTGCAGCAGTTGAAGACGCTGGACAATGGTTAGCAAACAGTGAAGCAGGAAGAATAGGACTAAGGCTTGCATCGGAAAGTATGGAAGAATACGAAAAGTGGAAAAATTCTTCTCAGGAAAATGAAGACACAGCGGAATTATTAGAAGCTTATTTTAACATTGGAATTATAGCAGCACCCGGACCTAAAGGTGTAATTACTAAAGCAGGAACAACACTGGAAACTACAGGGGGTAACTTATCCAAAGGAGTAAGAGCTAAAATTAAAGGAGAACGTAGAGATAAAATTACTGCTATGTTAGATCCTGAAACTAAAATAGACATAAAAGATTTGGACGTTACTGATCTTACTCAAAAAGTTACTTACAATCCAAAAAATCCTTATACTATAGAAACAATAGATATACTAACTGAAGGTAAAGATATTGATCCTAGTAAAACGTATACTTGGAACGCTAAAAAAGTACAGGAAGCTATTGAAAGAGAAGGTTCTTTTCTTCAGTCTAGGCTAGCAGGAGAAACTGTAGTTTTAGATAAAGCTAATGTTATTAGACAATTAGACACTGCTGCTCAAAGTATACTAGACACTCAAAGGTTGTTAAAAGGTAACCCTGCTAAAACAATGGAAAAAGTTTTTTCTGAAGCAGTTAGGTTAATACAAGAAGGAGATGGTTCTTTAGTTTCTTTATTACAAGCAAGAAAATCTTTAGATAAATTTATAGGTGAACAAAAAACAATATTAGAACCTTCTGAATTAGGAGCTACAGAATTAGCTAGAAAAGCTATAGGTAAAACTATAAATGATATTATAGATAAAAATGCAACCAATGTAGACGTAAAGGAAAGTTTAAGAAAACAATCTGCATTGTTTCAAGCTGATGAAATATTAACTAAAAAAAGAAATTCAGAAGGACGAACAATTCTTTCTAGATTCCATGAAAATATTGGACAGTTTGTACCTAAAACAGCGTTAGCACAAGCAGCAACAGCAGGTGCAGCAGGGTACGCTATTTACCAGTTCTGGCCTTTATTAACAACAGCAGCGGTAGTTGGTACTGTTTTTAGTGCTGGTAAAATTGCTATGTCAAAACCAGCCAGAGCTTTAGTGTACAACATGATTAAAGATTCTGGAGCAGCAATAAAGGAAGCTGGTAAAAGAGGTATGGACGACGTAGCTGAACAGATAAAAGCGGACAGGTTAGTTTTACTTTCTATACTTAACGAATCTCCAGTAGAAGAAGAAAAAGAATAATGTCTTCAATAGAACAAAATATACTTAATAGAGTTAAGAAAGCTAAAGAATATGTTTCTAACATTGGTGATAAGTGGTACGACGATAGAACTAAAACACAGGAACAATTTGAAGCTGGTGAAATAACTGATTGGGAAAGAGGAATTAGAAATGTAGCTGGTCACGTAAATTTAGCTTTTACACCATTTTCAGACGCAGCAGGTGCGGCACTATCAGCAACGGACGAAGCTTTGTTTAGCGGTGCAGTAGGGGAAGGCCTTCGGGACGTAGGAGCATATCTTTCTGAAACTGATGCAGGACAAGCAGTAGCACAATACATACAGGAAAACCCAAGGGCTGCTGAAAACGTAATGGCTGCTGTAGACGTAGCTGGTGTTATTCCCATAGCTAGAATTGTTAAAGAAGCAGCAAATAGACCTGCTGCTGAAGTAAAAACTTTGCTTGAGGGTTTTTACGGACCGGGAGTTGGAAAAGCTAGTAAAGGTTTTGTAGGAGCTAAAGGATTTTTAGAATCTTTTCCTACTTCAATTAAAAATACTTTTAATCCCAAAGCTATTGCATATGAAAGAACAACAGGTTTGCCTCAAGGAAAAATTAAAGATATTTCAGAAACAAAACAATATGATTCAAAAGGAAATTTAACAGAAAGACCTAGAGGAGATAGGATAGGAGCAGCATTTACTGCTGAATCTATAGCTCAACAAAGAGGAGCTAAACCGGGAACGACTGCTATAGGAGAAGGACCATTAGGAGTAGCCGACGAATTAGCTGTTGTGAAAGCAAACAATACAGCGGAAGTATCCAGACAGTTATTTTCCAAAGGTGTTAACATAGGTTATGACGTTCCTGACGCAGTAAAAAACAAACATTTAAGACATATCTATAATCCAAAAGTTTGGAAATTTAACAAAGACAATACTGATATAAAAATAAAAAATCCTGAAGGAAAAACTTCAGGTTTAGGTTATGAAGCTAAATTAGGGCAATCTTCAGCAGTTCCTAGAACAACTGCGCTAAAAGCTTTGGATCAAGATAAAGTTACTTTAGCTTCTAAAAAAGATTCTAAAGATAATGTAGTAGCAAAAGGTTTATCTGCATGGTCTAAAAAAGACGTTGCTAAATTAAATAAAAACGACATTAAAGCTTACTACAGTTATTTAAATGGAGTATTAGAAAAAGCAGGAGAAAATAAAAGATACAACCTAACAGACGACAATGATGGCTTTTTACATATAAGTGACAGTCATGGTTCCAGAGAAAAAGAGTTAGGTGGCGTTAATAACATAATTTCTATTAATCCTGAAACTGGAGATGTATTTACCACTATTAGCGATCAACATGATATGTTTGGAATTAATCCATTAGGAGGCAAAGGATTAATTGCTGTATCCCCTACTCAAAGATCTAATTTTAAAAAACATGCTGAAGACGCTCCTCTTAGAAAAAAAGTAAATAATTTAGAAAAACAAATTAAAAATATTGACAATAAAATAACTGAGTTAAACAAAGAATTAACTCCAGTTCCTAAAACTTCAGAAGGAAATAAAGTTGGTAAAAATACAAAAAAATATAAAGAATGGGAAAAAGAAAACAAAAAACTTTTAACTGAAATAAAAAATAAAGAATCAGCTAAGAAAAGATTTAAAACTCAAGTTAACAACACAAAAAATAAATATACAGTTTTTGATAAAACTGATAATTTAAACAAAGAAAAAATACAAAAGAAAACTGAAGAAGCTGCAAATAAATTTGAAAAAAAATATGGTATTGAAAGAAAAAGAGAATACAACAAACAAGGCGAACTTATTTCCATAGAAGATCCAGTAACTTACCATATGAGAGCATTAGGTAAAATAGATCCTAAAGCTAATATGAAAGACTACTTAACTGTAGGAAGGAGGACAGGTATGTTAACAGGTGCTGCTCAATCCACTCTAGGCGCGGAACAAGAAGAGCAAAACTACTAGCTCTTTACCCCTCCTAACTTTCCCCCTACCCCCATGAAAATCCTATCTGGTGTACAAGCACTAGCGGTTTCCTGCACGTTAACTTTAGGGTTAATAACGCTTGACATTGGTAAATATTCGGAAACCTACATTAGTTCGGAACTCCAGCTACCCAAGATAACAACCAGAGCAACCAATGAAACCTTGACAAACCACTTTAGTGATCGTCTGGTTAAAGGCTTTGGTGTTAAACCTAAAGTAGCGTCTGAGTTCTCTGGTTGGATATTGGAAGCTTCTGAACGCCAGAAGATCCACCCGGAAGTTTTAGCTAGTCTTTTAATCACTGAAAGCTCCTTTAGAAAACATGTAGTGTCTCATGTTGGTGCGGTTGGTCCTGCACAGGTTAGGCCTGAGTATTGGTCTGAGTACTGTGGTATGACGGAAGCCCTCCTAAGCGATCCTGAGGCTAATGTACACTGTGGAGCTATGGTGTTAGCCTACTTCAAGGATCGTTGCTTAGGGAGCCTCCTGTGCGCTCTGAAAGCCTATAATGTTGGACTGTACAATCAACATCTAAAGGCAGCGCACAGATACATCACAAAGATAAAAAAGTACTTGGCTAGTCTTCTGTGTTACCCCCATTTTTCCCCTGCTGAGACTCATCCACCTCACAGTATTCCAGTGCGCTTAGGAGATCGCCAAACTCCCCAATGTACTTTAACTCTTCTTTAACAGCGTCAGTAAAGGAAGTGTGATCTGGAAGAGCGGTAGGATTTTTAAGCATTACCTCCACGTTCATCCTATGTTTCTCAAGTCCTGACAAAATCTCATTGCGTAGTGCCTTGATAATGTCGTCCCTAAAGTTAGAACCGTTACCGTTTAGTCTGGTTACGTTACTCATTCTGCTATCACCTCCATAAAGTTTACTTTGTCCATGTTACCCCTGAGTCCTGCCTTCATGTAGGACGTGGATCTACCTTCAAAGAAGTTCTGGTGTTCTACTCCCAACACTGTGTCAAGCCACTCCAAAGGATTGTCCTTAACCTTGTAGTTAGGTTTCAGTCCTAACTGTAGCAACCTCCTGTCCGCTATGTACCTGATGTACTGCTGCATTTCCCTCTTGGTCAATCCTTCTATGTTACCCATCTGAAACACTAGGCTAAGGAATCTGTCCTCTAGGTCAACCATGTCCCTACAGGCCTGATAGATTTCTTTCTTAAAGTCGTCAGTCCAGAGGTCTATGTTTTCCTGTATGTACTCCCTAAATAACCTAGTCATGGCTTCTACGTGCAAAGACTCATCACGTATGCTGTACGTTATTATCTGACCCATACCCTTCATACGTCCAAATCTAGGGAAGTTAAGCAGAATAATGAAGCTGGAGAATAACTGTAGACCCTCAGTAAACCCAGAGTAAACAGCCAGAGCCTTGGCTATGCTTTTCCTGTCCCTGTTGGACACTTTAATGTTGTTAACGTACTCATGCTTGTCTGCCATGGAAGTGTACTCTGAGAAAGCCTTGTACTCAATCTCAGGCATGCCCACAGTGTCCAGTAGCAGACTGTAGGCGTGTTGATGTATAGATTCCATGTTGTTAAACGCACCCATCATCATACGTGCCTCAGGCTTCTTAAAGATACGCATGTACCTATCAACATAGCCTGTACTAACGTCCACGTCGGACTGAGTAAACAGTCTGAAGATCTGAGTCAACAAGTTCTTCTCATGTTCCTCTAAGTCTTGCCAATCCTTAACGTCGTTGTGTAGCGGTACGTCCTCAGGAAACCAGTGCATCTGGTTCTGTTGCACGTAGTAGTCAAACATCCAAGGATGGTCAAAGGGTTTATAGTAGTCCCTAGTTCCAGTTAAGCTCAATTTATTGTCTCCTACTTTATTCTAAAGATTAATGTCGTAAGGACTAAGATTATCAAAGTGAGTTCTCCACCCTGTAGAATCTATTAGCTCATAGTCATTTGACATTAACTCATCGTAACTGACAAACTCCTTGGTTTCGCTTATGTAGTACTTAGCGTCTTTAATGCTCATATATAGTTCTCCACAATGTAATTAAGTATTCCAGTAGCTAGTATTGAACAGCACACAGAATTAAGAATTAGTAAAGCTCTGTCCTTCCACAAAAGCCCTACTACTAACCAACCAAGACAACCTAAAAATGATAGTGATAAATCAGTTAAGGGACTAATTCCAGCGGATCTAACCAGTATTGCTGCAATAATTAAAATTGAACTAGCCCATTTAATGTACCAAGACAAATCATGTTTAGGAGTTTCACTTTTAAATATTTTTTTAGAATTAGCTAACTCTTTTTGACTTATGTTTGAAAAATCTTTTTGTTTTAAAACCATTGTTATCCTAGTTTGTTACTAATTTCCCATAATAAATAAACTACTAAACCTAACTCCGCTGCAAGTATAGTATGATACCACACCCATCTGGCTTTGTATATCCTTAACTCCAATCTTTTTTCTTCTTCCAACATGTCGTACTTTTTTACCACTTCCTGTAGTTTATGTTCAAATATCTTATCCTTCACAGGCCAAACACTCCACGTCCTCTAGGTTAATTCTTGGTATTTTTATGTTGACATTTTCAGAGTTCCTAGCTGCATTGGATCTCAGGTAGTACATGGACTTTAATCTTCTTGCACCAATCCAGTGCACACTGTTAACGTACTCTAGGTATTCGTCATGTACCTCCTGTGGCTCAGTAGCCTTAGGAGGAGCAAAGAACAGGTTAACTGACTGACTCTGACAAATGTACTTCTGTCTGTGATGTGCATGTTCAATGACCCACAACTGGTTTATCTCAGGAGCAGTCTTAAATATTTCCTTTTCTTCTTCGCTGAGTCCCTCAATATTCTGTACAGAGCCTTCAGCAGCCGCAATGTCCTTCCAAGTTTTTTCATTGTCTAATCCTTTTTCTTGAAGAAGAGCTTGGAGATACTTGTTCCTGACTTGGTAGCTTCCGGTAAGAGTCTTGTGCGTAAAAACATTAGCGCGGATTGGCTCAATACTAGGAGAAGTCTGACCACAAATAATGCTAGAAGAAGCATTAGGAGCAACAGCGAGAAGACAACTATTACGACGATTAGAACCCACCATATCAGGAGACTCCCCACGGCTTTGAGCCAGAGCTTCACTAGCTGCTGTGGCTCTCTCCTTAATATGAGAAAACGATCTGTTGTTAAAACTTGAGGCGTACATTCCTTCAAAAGGAATTCCGTTGCGCTGTAGATAAGCGTGAAACCCCATCGCGCCAAGTCCAACAGCGCGTTCTCTGTAAGCTGAATAAGCTGACTTAGCAAACCCTTTAGCGGATTCTTTAACATAACTGCTAAACCTCTCAAAGTTCATATTGTTAGTTTTAAGCTTACTAGTGTCTCCTACTGCATGACCAATAAAATGCTCCAGTACGTTGTCCAGCATGGTTATAAGGTCACTAATAAACAGTTCTTCGTCCTTCCATTCGTCAAAGTATTCTAGGTTAACACTTGACAAGCAACAAACAGCGGTTCTCTCTTCGTTGGTTGGTAAGGTTATTTCTGAACACAGGTTGGACTGAGTAATCTCCAACCCTAATTTCTTTTGTTGTTCAGGCAATGCTTCATTACACCTGTCAATGTTAACAATGTACGGCTCACCTGTCTCCGCTCTGGTGTGTATCAAAGACCACCAAAGATCCCTAGCGGACACAGTTTTAACTGCTTCCTTGGACTTAGGATCTATTAGTCTCCATAACGAGTCCTCCTTAACTGCGTCCAAGAATGAGTCCGTTATTGTTACTGCGTTGTGTAGGTTAAGACACTTACGGTTTAAGTCTCCTCCAGTACTCTTACGCATAGCTACAAACTCTTCTATCTCAGGATGGCTAATGTCCATGTAGGCAGCGTAGGAACCTCTTCTGGTTACGCCTTGGTTAAAGGCCAGCATCTGTGAGTCAACTATATGCATAAATGGTATGCTACCAGTAGATTCACTGCCGTTAGAAGTAGGAACACCATTGCTTCTAACACTACTCCAACATCCACCCAAGCCTCCACCTCCACTTGCGAGCCATATGTTCTCATCGTAGTGAGCAGATAAACCAGTCCTTGAGTCAGGAACATGATTAAGAAAACATGAGATAGGTAAACCACGGCTCGTTCCTGCGTTGCTAAGGATAGGAGTGCTATAACTGAACCAATGCGAACTTGAGTAGTTATAAAGTCGCTGTGCAAGATCGTAGTCAACAACTCCTTGATAAGTTGCACAGTATACAGAAGCCCTAGCCAAAGCCTGTTGAGCATATTTTTCCTCCTTCCAGAAGTATCTGTCCTTCAATGTGTCCAAGGAGAAATCACTTAAATTTTCCTCCTTGGCGTAGTCTATTTGAATACCAAGGTAGTCCTCAATCATCCTCTTCATTCTCCTGCTGTTCTAAGTCCTTAATCATTTCCTTCAAGTACCACTTGGCCTTCTTTAAGTCCTGTAGTCCGTCCTTGTACTTAAACCTGTGCATGTACTTCAAGACTGCTCCGTAACAGTAAGCTTGAAACTCATGCCCTAGCTGCTGCCTAATGTACGCTATGGCTTCTATGTCCCCATTGTTATAATGGATAGGTTTATGTACTGGATCAAAGTTTTTAGTCGGTGCATGTGCCATGTTAATAATTTCTGCGTATTTCTCGCCTAACTTTTCCCCTATCCTGTTTTTGTTAATTCTGTCCCATTCCTGTGGTGTTGCGTCGTCAATGCTGCTCATCTACATAAGTCTCCTCTGTTGTTTCTTCCTTTAGGTCTTCCTCAAATCCGTCCAACCTGTTAATTAGTTTGTCCTCAAAGCGATCTAAAAGTTCTTCACTGGTTACTGCCAAAGCTTCCACCAAGTCGTCCACTTCATACCGCTCAAGTAGTTTCTCCTTAATTTCATTCATTGTTAGTGACATAATCCATTAGCTCATCTTTTTGTTGTACTGTGAAGTATTTAAACCCTTCCTTGTCGCACCATTGAGACATAGTTATTTTAGCACCTTTTCGTACTTTTTTAAAGGGGTCCGACAAAACAAATATTAATTCGTCGTCGCAACAGTCCCTAATTGCTTTGTACTTTAGTGTGTCCCCCTGTCTAAAATAACCTTTGCACTCAATCATTTTGCCAGTTGGCTTGTGTACGAAGTCAGGCTTATAAGTCCTTTTGGTTATGTACGGAACGTCATAAGGTTCGTAAACAAAATCCTTCTTTGGATAAAGAGTGGCAAACGTCTTTTCAAGTCCGGATCTAAACATCTCCTTAAACGGAACTTTTTTCTTTGATCTCAGGAACTTTCGGTTCATTTTTTACCTCTATTAAAAAACGTGGACCTGTAGAGTAAGCGAATACTCGCAAGTCCGGATAGCATGATCTTTTGAACTGACAGTAAGAGCAGCCTACGGCGAGTTTCAGGTTCCCACTCTTTCCATCTGGCAATGGCTCGTAACAGGGTAAAGGCCGCTCTTCTACCCCTACCAGCTTTTTTACGTGCCGTATCCTCTCAGCTATGTCCTCCTTCAAGACTTCATAAACAGGAGCCTGAGTGTCCTCCAAGTCGTACTGGAGAAAAGTCAAATGTCCGTTCTGTTTGTCCATGGCAAGCCAACCAAACTTGGTTTCATTCTCAGAGTAGGCGTATGCCTTTATCTGGTCTATGTAACCAAAGGGATCGTCAAAGGCCAGTGATCCGTCCTTGAACTTCTTAAAACCGTAGGAGCTAGTTGACTTAACGTCAGTTACTATTCCGTCAATCTTACAGTCCATGTGACCCTTGATTCCTTCAACCTCACATTCCTTTTGTTCGTCGGTAACTGTGTGTCCTGCCATCCTAGTCAGGAACAACAACATCTCCTCTATTAAGTGACCGTACAGAAACTTAACCAACGTATGCGGTTCTATAGCTTCCTTGGCTACTCCCCGGAAATGGTTCCACAGGTATCGGTCGTCCCTACCTATGTTGGACAAGCGTAGCTTTCGAGCGTCAAAACCTTTGTTTACGAACTCCTTACGCATCAAGTCCTTCATGGCTTCACCAAAGCGTTCTATCTCCGCTTCAGCGTCCACTTCACTGTCAACACGTTTAGTCTTAACTAATTTATATATGTCCGGAACTAGTGTACTAATGTGTTTCATACCAGTTGTTCCCTACTTTGTATTCCCCTGCTAAGGGACAGTTTAATTTAAAGTGATTACCAGCAGCCTCAATACAGCTAACCGCCAGCCTACCAAACTTCTCAGCTTGATCCGTCTTCACCTCCGTCTGTACTTCGTCATGGATGTTACCTACGAACCTATAGTCCAGTTTCCACTGTTTAGCGTAGTCGTCCAAGAGTAGTAAAGCCTGTTTCATAACTATGGCCCCGGCACTTTGCAGCAGGGTATTTAATGCGCTGTGCTGTGACCTAACGTGTACCAACCTACCGTCCAATCCAGTTACCATTTGTGGTCCATAAGAGATTTTGCTTTGTATTCTTTCTCTAAGTACTCCAAATGAGCGGAGATTGCTGCTAAAACGCTCTCTAAGGCTTTTACCTGCCCTTTGGTTGCCCCCAACCACTGATCCAAGCTTCGCATCTCCTGCCCCGTATAGAAGGGCGTAGATAAAAGTTTTTGCTGTATCTCGTGATTCAAGGCCAGCAAGTCTTTGGTTTGTTGAATGTATGTCTCCATTGACCACTTCATTTATGTATTCCTTGTCATTCATGTAGTGAGCCAACATGCGTAACTCAAGACCACTCGCATCAAAACCCACTAGTTTGTAGCCTTCACGGACGGACCAGCACTCCCTGCAATCCTTACCATAAGGACTGTAGGACGCAGGTACTTGAGCTAGGTTAGGACTGTTATGAGTCATACGTCCCGTTACCGCTCCATTACTGTTAACCTTACCGTGAACCCTGCCTGTAGTTGGTGAGACTGCATCAATCCAGCTTTGAACCTGTGCAGTTCGTTTCTGTACCATCAGGTACTCTGAAATTAATTTAGCCTCCGGTATGTCGTTTATCTTTGACAGAGTTCCTTCGTCAACTATCGGTTGACCAGTTTCAGTGAAGCTACAGGGCTTCCACCCAAAGTACTGTAAGTACCTACCTATCTGCTGTCTGGACCCTAAGTTAAACGGAGGAAACTCTATCCTGCTGAACGGTCCCTCAACAGAGTCCCAAGAATCTCCTAGAAACTTGAGTCCTACTATTGAAAGAGAACCGTCCTTTTTAATCTTTGGTTGCACCTCCTTAACAAATACTGGTAACGGTAAAAAAGTCTTTTGAACTTCATCTTCAATCGCAAGTTTTTTCTCCTTTAGTTCCGCAAGTAACATGTAGGCTTTCTCTTCGTCCAACAGCCATCCATTACGTACCTGCTCTTGTATAATAAATTGAACTTTGTGTTCTAAGTCTATGGATTCCTGAGAAAATCCTAGTAGTTCGTCGTAAACTTCCAGATACACTCTCTCAGTTACCGCTGTGTCCTGAATACAATAGTCCACCATCTCCTGAGAACACTGTGTCCAATCGTTGTAGTCCCCTTTGGGAAATCCTAATCTCTCTCCCCAAGAGCGCAGGGAATGTCCCTTGTCCCTCTGTGGGTTAGCTAGTCTGGAAAGTACCAAAGTGTCAACTACCCTCTCAGGAGCCACAGAAACGCCCCAGAGCGATTCTAAGACCGGGAGGTCATATCCTATTAGGTTATGCCCAATCACCTTCTCTGAGCCTTGTAGGACTTCCTGAAGGGTATCCGGAGTATAGTGCACTAAAACACCTCCGTCCTGCCTTGTTACGGCCATCCAGATTTTACTGGCATTTAAACCGTTAGTTTCTATGTCCAGATAAATCAAAACTGAGTCTCCATGTCGTTATTGGAGGGAGGACCAACCTCCGACATTCGGCCTGTAAACCTGTCGTACTTCAGATAACAGGCAGCACCAGTTAGACCTGCATAACGATTCTTCAGGATTCTTACCGTAGTGGTATTCCTGTTTGCTTCGTCTTCGTCCTGCTGGTTACGCTCCAAGCCGATCACCATGTCGGAAAGTTGGGCTATAGCCTGAGAACCCCGGAGTTCACTCAAACTAATCCTTCCTCCGTCCTCATGTGGTTTGCCTTGTGTCCTCTTTAAGTGAGAAACTAAAAACAAACCTACACCTAACTCCTGAACTAGTGTTCTAAGTTTAGTCATAATAGCGTCAATGGCTCTGCGCTCATCGTCCGACTCCTGACTACTGACAACTATAGATAGGTGGTCCAGTATGATCCATTTGCAATCCAAAGCCTTAGCCATGAATCGGACTCTGGAAAGTAGGTTATCCTCCGACGTTGATCCCCAATGGTCAAACAGGAAGTATCTTCCAGTTCCCATAGTGGCTTGCCAGTAAGGTTTAACCATCTCCTCATCAATTTCCTCCTCTAAATGTAATGGACAGTCCGCAGCTATGGACATAATGCCCAGAGCAGTCCTGCTGATGTCCTCCTCCAGTGCTAGGACTCCTATGTTGTCGTCCGTAGCGTTAAGAAGGTAGTACTCCAGCTCCCTGACTATCTGGGACTTACCCATACCAGATCCTGACGTTATGGTGACTAACTCATAAGGCCTGAAACCTTTAGTGTAGTCATTGAGCCCATGCCACGGATAAGGTATGGATTTAACTTTCATCTTACCTGTAATGGCTTCCCATGTGTCAGTACCTGCAATGATACCGTCAGGTTGATAGCATTTTGAGTTCCACCATGAGCTAGTAAAGTCCTTAACCTTACCGGCCTGTAGCATTTCTCCAGCGTCCTTCATGGGCAGCTTGCATATCTTTAGCTTGTTAGGGCTAAATATGTCCTTGACGGAATCCACCGCAGTCTGACCAGCTTTGTCACTGTCGAAACATAACACCACGTTGTCGTAGTTCTCTAGAAACTCTAGTTGTTCCTTGACTTCCCTGACTGCTCCACCAGCTCCGGACCTAAGGCTCACTACGTCCCACCTGTTATCAAACATCTCAGAGACAGCTAGACAGTCTAACTCTCCTTCTGTGACTGTGATAAACTTTCCTGATCCTTTACAAGTGTCCTGCCCAAACAAACCCACGTTTTCTGCGGACCCTGAATAAGAAAAGGACTTATTTTTAACACTTTTTTTCTTATGACCCTTGACTTCTCCAGTGTCAAGGTCTTTGTACGGATAAAAGTGATTATTTATCGTCCCTGAGGCATCGTACTGGACTGTAACACCAAACTTTCGGCAGGTATCTTTTGATAATCTTCTGTCCGGTATGGCTGCTATGACTCCCAGTTCGTCCTCAGTAGTTAGTTTTTCATTTTTCATATAACCCCACGCATTGTCCGATTCCTGCTCTATTTTATTACGAAAAGAGGCAAATTCGGTGCTAGGTTCATGGTGTGTACATCCTGCCGCGAAGCAATGCCCTGACCCGTTGCTATAACGAGCCAGAGCGTCACTAGATCCGCAGGACGGGCATGGTTCATGCCTGACAAACTTAGAATCCTTCTTCAATTCCATCCCCGGATTCTTCGCCTAGCTCCAATACCCTAACCGCATTAAGGTACGTTGGTGTGGCGTGAACAGGGTGCGAGTCTCCTAGTTTGTACTGCACTCTAACCTTAGAACCTTTTGGGATGTTACCCATAAATGGTTCATCTTCGTTGTCAACAATCCTAACCGGAAACTTGCTAGCAAACTTTCGCTGTGAAGTCCCTTCGTAGTCTTTAACTTTAACACCCTCGGAGGATAGCTTTTCTGCCATGTCTTCCTCCAGTGATAAGGTTAAAGTGTATCTACCAGTGTCCTGCCCCTGATAGACTTCCGTTTTCTGTAGGTTTTGAAACGCTACAGTTCCTTCTAGTAATGGCATATGTGGTTCTCCTATATGTTACCATTTTAAGTTTAAAAAGAGAGATAACGGTCTTCCTCCGCAAATGAACACACTATTTCTAGTGCCTTCTCCTATAGTTGTTAGGAGATCAACCCTAACTCCTATTATCTCTCTTTCTATAGAATACTAAAGAATACTTATTATGATGATTATGGTTATATTAAGTATCTTTAGTATACTATAGAATAGTATAAGGCATAAATGTTACAGAATTATGACAGAAACTAACTAAATTGTTACAAATTGTTACAGAAAGTCATCTAAGTTTATACTATCTGCCTCGTTAGGTATCTCTGAATCATACTCAATCAGAGTTTCATTACTAACTTTGTAACAAGTGTTACATAAGTCTAGAAACTGGCCTGTTAGTTTATCCTTTCTAGATAGCTCCGTTTCCTCTAGCAGTTTGTTACATGCTTTGCATCTCATTAGTGTATCTCCGTTTGTAAGTCCATTAGATCCCTATTAAAAACTAAATTGTGTTCCTTGTCTAGCTCCGTGGTGGTCATATTGTTATAGACTGACTCCATTTGATCCTTAGCCAAGCTTATCAAGTCCACCATCCTAATGATATTCATATGGTACTCAATCAAGTCCTGAGTCTTTATCTTTCTCTCTACAAAGTCCTCCCCAGCGTCGTCGGTTACGTCCGCATCATGGCTGTATTCGTCGCTCATTGCGTTTTCTCCTGTTTTTTCGTTGTCTGGTTACATCCTTCAAGTCTAGGTAACAGTTAGCGCATAGAGGCTCTGTGTAGTCCCTAAGGAATACCACAGAGTCCTCTGATTTACAGCTAGAACACCTAACTTTCATCGTCCTGCCTCTGAAACCTCATGGTTTTACCTTCAGCGGCAAACAGCATCAAAGCTTTTCTATTGCCGTCAGTGTCTATTATTTCCACGTCGAAAGTATCCCAAGTAGTGCCTACGGCCTCTACCGATCTACGCTTAACAATCACGTCCTGAACGTCGTGAATTGATTCTCTGCTAAATGTAATACTCATATTTATATCTCCTCTGTGTATTCACAATCCGGACAATAATATAGGCCTTCTATGCCTACATCACGCTCCTCTGGTTGTAGTTCTAAATCTTCTTCGCAAACTGGGCAAAATCTACTAGACATTAGTAGACTCCTAATTCGGTTTGCTTCTGGACAATAT